ATGCCACGACTTTCGCTTGAGGAGGCAGCCTCACTCGGACTCCTCGGGCCAGATCAACTGGCTGCCCTCGGCAATCCGTTCATGCCCCGGGCTGGCGCCTCGTGGACACCTACGCTCGGTGCTAGGCCAGGGATCGCGTCCTCGTCATGGTTCCGCTACCCATCGCTGTTCTCCCGTCCCAACATCAGCCCGCTCCGCTTCGGCCTCGGCGGTCTTGGCCAAGGCCTGACCCTCTCCCCTGAGAGCCCCGCCCTCGGTCTGGCTGGGCTCGCCGCCCCGGTTGGCCGTTCTGCAGCCACGCGCAGCCCCTCCTACGGAGTCGCAGGCGGCGTGGCGGGCGGCATCGCGGGAGGCCGTGCCGGCATCGGTGCGGAGGGGGGCCAGAACTACCAACCCCGGATCACCATGCTCCCGGATGGCCGCCGCTTGGTGACATATCAGGATGGCCGACAGGCGGTTCTCCCGCCGCCCGGCCGCACGGGTCAGCGTCCGGTGCCGGTGCTGCCAGAGAACTACGAGGAGCTCCGGACGCTCGGCCTATTGAACCAAGGTGTCGGCACCGCACGAGCGGCCGCGCAGTTGCTCGCCCAGATCAACCAGTCGGGCGCGCCCACGACTCTACCGGCCATCTCCGGTCCCGACGTCGGGGGCATGGAAGTCGGGGCCCTGGAACTGGCGGGGCTCCAGATGGGCCCGCAGCAGCTCGCCGCCCTTGGCGAGCTCGGCATCAATACCGGTCAGCCGACCATGCCTGGGGTCATCCAGCCCTTTGCCGGCACCGTGAATCTTCCGACGGTGGCCAACCCGGCGCTGTCAGATCTTGACCGCCTGCTACTCGACATTGGAGCGTTTGGCCAAGCCCAACCCAAACTGGGGCCTGCCGGCATCCCGCTTACCGGATTCGGCGAGATCGGTGGCGGTGCCACGCCACTCGATGGCGGGGCCAATGCCGAGGCCATCCTCGGCGATGCCGCCCGCAGCGGCATGTTCAGCCTTACCCGGCCGGAGGACATCTATCCGAACCTCATGCCGGAGCCGATGATCGGCGCTGGCCGTGGCCGTGACCTCGACCCGCGAGGACTGGGGATCGGACCTCGTAGCGAGGACATCTTCGGTGATAGCCCAACCACTGGCGGTGGCGTCGACCTGAATGTCACCCCGAGCAACACCCTCGGCCTGCTCCAGAGCGTGCTCGGGGCTGGCCAAGGTGTACTAGCTGGCGATCCGGTGCAGACCATCAAAGCCCTGCTCCAGTCCGGCACGTCACTGGCCGACATCGGCCGCATCCCCGGGATCGGACGGTACCTGGCAGCGGCCGGAGCCCCCGTCAACCTCGTGCAGGCCATCATGCAGGGCAATGTCCCCGGCGCGGTCGCCGCCGCCCCAGGTCTCATAAACACGTTCGGCACGCTGGCCCCGGAGAGCTTCGCGCAGGTAGCGAACAGCCTCGGCCTCAGTACATCGCAGTTGGGGGCGCTCGGCGGGATCGGCGGGGTGCTCGGTGGCGGCTATGGGCTCTACAACGCTGCCCAGAATGGCGACCCGCTCGGGATCACCATGAACGCCTTGCAGTTATACTCGGGCGCGGTCCCGCTCATCAATTCCCTAGCGGGAACCTCGATCCCAACTCTCGGTAGCCTAGGCAGTCAGGCGCTCACTTCGCTCTCGCCTGCGTTGGCTGGACAACTCGGGGTGCTGACCGGAGGTCCTGGGGTTGGGGCACTCGGCGGAATCGGTGCCACCCTGGCCCCTGCTGTCGCCGGTGAATTGGCCGCCGCTGCGGCTCCATCCGTCGGGGCGGCCCTGACCGGCGGCACGGTCGCGGGTATTGGCACCGGTGCGGCGGGCGGTGCGGGTCTTGCGGGCGCCGGGGCCGGCCTTGGGGCCGGCGTTGGGGCCGGCGTTGTAGGCGGCATCGTCGCACTCCCGGCGGTCGCGGCCTACTTGGTTGCCCAGATAGACGAGATGGTTGCTGCGCGGGCGGCCTTTAGCCGAGCGCGCGCCAACCGGCAGCGGTTCGAGCGCGGTCTTCCGACCATCGCCCAGGACATCACGCGAGGTGCGGATCTCATGTCAACGCTCACGCCGCAGGCATCAGATGAGCAGCTTTTGGACACCTACAACAAGCTGATTACCGTCCAACGAAACTGGGAGGGCGGGCCAGCGACCGGCAACCCACGCGCCCCCAGCTTCCCCTCAATGATCGGGGGAATGTCCGATGCTGGGCGCACGACTATGGAACAGATTCAGCCGTATCTCGTTCAGGTGGCTTTGGCGCAGCTTCGCGCTCAGGATCTCTTGGAACAGAGAGGAGTGGCGCTTCCTCCCGGAGCCACTCGCATGACTCCACAAGATGCAGCCAAGATACTTGGTGGGGCCACAAGTGCCTACGATCCAGAATCGGGCTCCTTCCTCGGAATGCCGAACTACCTCAGTACAAATCCGTGGATGATCCAGAACTACCTCAAACCCAGCGCGGCAGAGTATTACAAGCGGATCGCCATATTTGACCCAGAGCTAGGTACGCCAGACTACCGTACAATCTCTGCGTGGTCCCCTGAGGCTCTCTCTGCGTTCCAGGGTCTCCAGCCCGGAGGTACGGAAGCGGGAGTCCGCGCATTACTCGGCCTGCCATCGGTGACCTACGGCTGGGCTCCGCCCGTTCAGACCGAGCAATACGGCAGGCTCAACATCCCCACATTCGCTCCAGGTCCGAATTACGCCAGAGACTTAGCCGACTGGCAGGCCGCGCAGCAGGCTGCGGCGACACAGGCTGGCCCGACCGCCTTCGACCCGCTAGGCTTTCTCTCGGCCCTCCAGGGAGGCCAGCGGGTCAACATCCAGGCCGGGCCGGAGACCTTGACCTTCATCCCGTACAAGCCAGATCAAGCCGCGACCTACCAGGCCAAAGACTCCGGCTACCAGCAACTCAGTGAGGGGTACTACGTGAAGCCCTCCGGCCAGCAGGCCCTCGAGGTCTACGTCCCGCAGGACACGACCCCGGAGGCCCTCGGCAAGGCCCTCTCCGGTTCTCAGAACGCCAGCCAGCAGGCTCTCACGGCCGCGCTCGCCGTTCAACCCGCGCCAGCCGGGCAAGAGGCCGGGGCGACCCCGGGCGCCGGGCCGGCCGCAGACATCGCCCCGACTCCGGTCCCGGCCGGCACCCAGAGCTCGACCCCGCAGGGTTCCGCCGCCGCCATCCCCACCGGGGACTCTACCCCGGTGCCGGGCTCCGGCGGGTTCCAGAAGGGCGGGGTAGTGCCAGAGACGGGCCGCTACCTGGTGCACAAGGGGGAGGTGGTCATCCCGGCCGACAAGGCCGATACCGAGGCCGAGAGTCAGCGCTTCCTCGAGGACATGCGGAGCAAAGGCGAGCTCCGGCTTGAGGGCGACCGAACACTCCAGATGCCACGGATGAGCCCCGGACGGCTCGATCGTGGCTTCGGCCCTGGTCCGGATGGCGGCTCGCAGCCGGACGATGAGGCCAAGGCCGGACCAAAGAAGTGGTACGTCAACATGCGCGAGGGAACCCCGACCCAGGATCTCGACGGGACAGATCCAAGTGTCCGCCGTCTCGCCTTCACCATGGAGGACGTGCAGGACGCCCTCGATAACGGGGAAGCGCCGATCATGGTCGGCAAGGGGATCCTGACCGCTCCACCCAGCCTGCAATTCCGCATGCTCCAGAAGGCTCAGGACACTCAGAACAAGGACCCGATGAAGGCCCCAGGCATCGTAGCCATGGCGGCCCGCATGAAGCAGGCGCAGGCCCAGCCGACCCCAGAGGGCGACACCTTACCGTTCTCCGGGATGGGCGATCAGGTTCTTCGGGGCCGTGTCCAGCAGCCGCGGTTTCCTGGCGATAAAGGCCGTGGCGCCGACCAGCGCCTTGAGGACCTCCCAGGGCGGGATGACTCGCAGCCGATGGGCTCCCGGCTCCCGATGCGGACAGTCCCGATGGGCGGCACCAGCGATCGGATGCCGACCATCCGATTCGCCCCGAGTCCAGGCAATCCATTCATGACCGGCCCGGCACGCCCGATGACGGTGGCCCAGAACATCGGTCAGGACCAACTGCTCCGAGACCTCGACACGGGTGTAGCGCGGCCAGGCACCCTCCGCGAAGCCATCGGGACTCAGAAGCGGTATCTGACCCCGCAGGACCTCATGCGCCGGCCGGTGGCTCCGCCGCCGCCAGGCACCCTCACACCGCCGGCCCCACAGCCCGGCATACTTGAGCAGGCGATCCGTCGCCTCACCGGATAGGAGGAACCCCATGGGAGGCAAGAAGAAGAAAAAGTCGGATGGCAACAGCAGCATGGGCATCCTGATGATGCCCTCCCCGAAGCAGCAGATCCACTACGCCGCAGAGCACGTGGCGCGTACCGCGGTGGAGAACCACCCGAAGCTGAAGAAGATGCGGGATGAGATCACCCGATCGGTCGAGCAAGCCGTCGGGAAGCATCTCGGCACCGGCAAGGCGAAGAAGCAGGACCTCGGCTAGTCCAATAAATGTCACACGACAAGGGCCTGGAGGTGATGGCCGATGCGTCGCTGAAGGGAGGAACCGGGCCATCGCCTGGCGTGGGGGTCCTGAATCAGAACGCCTCGATGGATCCGCCCAACAACATCGCCCTCGCCGACCAGATCCGCTCGTGGTTCATCGAAGCCTGGGAGCATCCGAAGTGGGTGACATACCGCCGGGAAGCCGAGGAGGACATGGGCTTCTACATCGGTGGCGACGGGCAGTGGTCCATGAATGGGTCCAGGGAGGCCCTGGCCAAACTCAAGAACGAGAAGCGCGCAGCCGTGTCCATCAACCACGTGCAGAGCGTGGTGGACGTGCTGACCGGCTTCGAGCGCCAGAACCGCTACGATCTGAAGGCCTCCCCGATGGGCGAGGAGGACGCCGAGGACGCGAATCTGTTCACCCTGCTGCTCAAGTACGAGCAGGACAAGCTCGATGCCCCGGCCATCATGAGCGAGGCCTTCGAGAACGGGACCGTCATGGGGGCCGCCTGCGTCTTCATCGGAATCGACTGGTCATTCGACCCGCTCTTCGGGGACATCAGCATCGAGGAACTCATTCCGGGGCACGATGTCCTCTGGGATCCGCTGGCCAAGAAGCCGGACCGGTCAGATGCCAGGTACTTCTTCCGGTGGCGCTTCGGGGCCGTGGACGACATCTGTGCGGCCTATCCGGAACACGACAGCCTCATCCGCAAAGAGCTCGACGCCCTCGATGTCTACCGGCAGACCCAGAGCCCGACGGCGGCGAACGAGATCCTGCATCAGTTCAACCGCCGTGATGGCTACGGCTCGACCAATCGCCACCCGCTCGAGGCCCATGGCATGGACCAGATGTTCTATGCTGCGGCCGAGAAGAAGTTGATGGTAGTCGAATGCTGGTATCGGGACTACGAGGACGTGGTGATCCTGGCCGACAAGACCTCCGGCAAGGTGTGGGAAGTCGAGGTCGAGGAGGGCAGCGGGAAAAGTGCGTGGGCGGTGGCCAGGGAGACGGCGGCCAAAGACTCAGACAACATGACCGCCATCCGCCGCAAGCGCCGCACCGTGCGGATGGCGCTCTGTGTGCCGGCCACCTACCGCATCCTTGAGGAAGCCGATACCCCCTATGACAACGACGCCCAACACTTCCCCTTCTCCGTCTACATCGCCAAGGAGAAGCTCGACACCATCTACGGTATCGTCCGCAATTTGAAGGACCCGCAGCGGATCGAGAATCGCCGGGAGAGCCAAGCGATGGACGTGCTCGCCCGCTTCGGGGCCATGCGCCGAATGGCCACCGAGAACACCATCGTCGACACCCGGAACCTCGACGACATGTGGTCGACCAAGACCATCTGGGTGAAGCCGGGAGCCCAGCCGCCCGGGTGGGATGTTCCCCCGATGGGCGAGCTCCTGAAGGCCCTGTTCACCAGCGGCGACCGCGGCAAGCTCTCCGTCCGTGAGGTATCCGGCATCAACACCGACCTCCTGGGGATCAAGGGCGACGACGCCTCCGGCATTGCCATCGCCCGCCGGCAGGCCCAGGGCCAGACCATCTCGACTGTTTACTTCGACAACTTCCGTCAGATGAAGCGGAACTTCGGCCGTCGCCTCGCGAAGCGGATCCAACAGGTCTACTCCTACGAGAAGACCGTGCGGCTGACTGATCCGATGGGCTAGGGGTCGATCATCCTCAAGGTCAATCCGGTCGAGAACAAACGTCGGGACGACAAAGGCCGCCTCCAGGAGGCCGGCAGTCTCGGGATGGAGCAGGAGGCCGCCGAGATCACGCAGGGTCCGCTCAGCAAGAACAAGCCGAAGGTGCTCCGGGATGTCTCGAGCCTCGACTACGACATCCTCATCTCGGAGACTCCAGCTACCCCGTCCATGCGCGCGATGGCGCTGCTGGCCCTGCTCGAGATCATCGGCAAGGTGCCGGCGATCGCCCCGGCAGTCATGGACATCATCATCGACCTGTCGGACATCCCGGACCGGGATCGGGTCAAGCATCGGGTCATCAACCTCATGCGGGCCCAGGGGTTGCTACCCCCCGAGGAGACCATGAACGCGCCGGCAGCGCCGCCGGCACCAGGGGGCCCGCCCATGAGGCCAGGACCTGCGGCCGCGCCGCCCACCGGGGGCGCGCAGGGTCCGCCGCCAGGCCAGCCGCCAGCCGGCCCGCTGCCCATGGCCGGCCCCGGCGGAACCTCGAGCGCGCCGCCCCCCATGCCGACGACGTGAGCGACCTCATCCCCGAGGAGCTCATCGAGCTCTTGGAGTCGGCCCGGACCGGCAAGTGGCACGGCCGCATCGAGCTCCACCTCCAGGAGGGCGAAGTCCAGTCCATTACCCAGGTGCGGACCATCCGGATCCGGAAAAAAACCACGATAGCGGGCGTCATCTGCCCGAATCCTGGATGCGGAAAGCGCATGGAACCACAGGACTACAGCAACCTGTTCGTCTGTGTGTGTGGTACCAAGCGGACTAGGAATCAGTTGGCGCGCCCAACGGGTAGTGGTGTAAGACCGGTTGACTTCAACCCCTTGCGGTAGTGTAAGCTAACAATCGCGATGCAATAGCCGTCAAGCAGAGACTTCGGGCCAAGCCGAACCACGGACGGCCGGTCGAGCGCTCTTCGGAGCCTCACCGGCCGGTTTGTTTTTGACGCCAAGGAAAGCAATGGAAATCGGCAAGACGATGCTTCGGACGGTCTACCAAGAGCATTTGGAGACCGGCCCGTTTCGGGTCTCCCTGCCCGGCCATCAGGGGCGTTCCGAGCCGCCATGCTCGGGGGGGCCGTCGGCCCTTGGATCCGACGACTCGGGTGCCACCCCGCTGGGGAACCCCCAGGACAAGGCCAGAGGAGAGACCGCATGCCAGCCGCAGTGAAGGCCGACAAACCAAACGTGCGTACCGCCACCGCCGAGGCCGCCGACGCGAAGGCCGAAGTCATCGAGGTAGAGATTCCTGAGGGGCTCGATCTGAAGCTCCCTGGCGACGAGGTTGTCGCCGAGGAGGCCGAGACCACCGGGGAACCCGAGACCACGCCCGAGCCGAAGCGCGCCGAGAAGAAACAGGACCGCCTCCCCGCCTCCACCCGTGAAGAGCGCAACAAGCGCAAGGAGCTCGCCAAGAAGTACGACGAGGCCACCGCCGAGCGGGATCGCCTCGAGGCTGAGCTCCGAGCGCGGCGCGGACAGCCGCAGATCGGGATGTCCAAGGAGCACCGCGAGGCTCTCATCGAACGCGGCAACAAGGCCGATTCGATGGGTCAGCTGGTGGAGATCTTCCTCGATGAGCAGGGCAAGCGGGACCAGTTTTGGGCCGCCGCCCTCGACGAGGAGCGTTTCAACCGGCACCTCCAGGTCTCCGAGACGATCGCCAGGAAGGACTTCGATGCTCAGCATGGCCGCGGTGCCTACGACCGCGTGCTGCGCGAGGCCGGTATCAAGGACGCCATCGCCCTCGAGGCGAATGGGCAGTTCCGCGATCCCAGCATCGCGCGGGCCATCTACACCAAGCAGGACCCCGGTCTCGAAGCCCTCGAGCTCGCGCTCGGGAAGCTCGAGAAGGATGGCCGGCTGGACGCCGCGCTTCGCAGCGCGTCGAAGGCTCCCACAGCGGATCCCGACACGGAGGTAGAGGTAGAGGAGGAACCCGAGCCGAAGTCGCGGGCTCGGAGAGCCGAGTCCGAGGAGGACCCGGCGGCGGACAAGCGGGCGGGCGCACGCGAGGTGATCGACCAGGTACGCGGGAACTCTTCGAGGCCACGGGGCCTCCATGCCGTGAAGCCCTCCCCGCCTCCGCGGCGCGGACTGACCATGGCGGACATCGACGGGATGTCCGACGCGAATCGGTCGGCGCTGTTCAAGGTGAATCCAGGGCTCCGCGAGCGATGGCTCGGTGGGGAACCGGAAGCGCAGTAGCACTAGGAGTCCAGAGGAGATCAAACGACTATGGCCGATACAGAGTTCCTAACTGGAGCCGCCGAGACGGTCAAGCGGTGGGCCAAGGAGCTGTGGACCGAGGCCCCGGAGCTCATCTACTGGGGCCAGTTCATGCAGGAATCCGCGAATGCGATCATCCAGGTCAAGCGCGACTTCGAAGGGCAGGCTGGGGATGAGCTGACGTTCACCCTGCTCCGCAAGCTGATCGGTGCGGGCGTCACCGGAGACGCCGTGCTGGAAGGCAACGAAGAGCAGATGAACCACTACTCCGACTCGATCGTCCTCGACCAGCGCCGCAACGCCGTGCGCCTCAAGGGGCGGCTATCCGAGCGGCGTACCGCGTTCAACCAGCGAAACAGCGCGAAGGACGTGCTCAAGACTTGGCTGGCGGAGACGATCGACGACGACATCTTCACCCAGTTCGACACCAACCCGACCTCGGTGATCTTCGGGGCCGGGGCCACCAGCACCGCGACCATCCTCAACACCAGCACCATGACGCTCGCCCTGATCGACCAGGCCGTCGCGAGAGCCAAGAAGGCCTCGCCCAAGATCTGGCCGGTACGGGTGGAGGGCCGCGACTACTACGTCGTCTGCATGCATACCGACGTGGAGTTCGACCTCCGGCAGTCCAACGCCTGGCAGAACTTCCAGCAGAACGCCGGCCCGCGGGACTACGGGGACAACGCGATTTTCGTGGGCGGGATGTCCGTCTACGGGGGCGCGGTACTGCACAGCCATACCAAGATTCCCATCGCCACCGACTGGGGGGCCGGGGCGAGTGACACCGGAGCCTCCAATTTCTTCCTCGGCCGACAGGCTGGCCTCTTCGGCTGGGGTGCCCGACCGGAGTGGTGGGAGAAGGAGTTCGACTACAACAACCGCGTCGGGTTCGCCATCGGCGCCATCTGGGACTTCACCAAGGCGGTGTTCAATGCGACGGATCACGGGTTCATCGCCATCCGGACTTACCGGACAAACAACTAGGGGCGGCGAGAGCCGACAAGGAGGCATGACACCCATGAACAAGCGCTTCCGCGGGATCCTCGCCGCCATCGTGGCGATCACCATGGCCGGTGTCCTGGCCTGGCCGATCGTCATGGCGGCCCAGACGAGAGAGTCGGGACAGCCCGGCTACTACTACTTCTTTCAGATCGTGAACGAGAACGACCAGCCCTTCACCGATGCGGGGTTCGTCAACTGCTCGATCTACCGGTACGGCGCCAACGGGTCGATCAATACGATCGTCCACAGCGCTGCGTCGTTGGCGAACGGGACCGGTCTCGCCGGTCCGCTGTACAGCAATTCCAACGGGATCATCCACTGGTACTCTGGCACCACGACCCCAGTGGACGTCGTCTGCTTCACCAAGGGTGGTGACTCGGGCCGCAAGGTCCGTATGGCGATCACCGACCACCGGCTCCGGATCAGCACGACCGGGGCGCAGAAAGTGGTGCGCTTCCCCTTCAGCACCAACACCGGGGTCACCGCGACCGGCCTCTACATTCCGCAGGGTGCGGTAGTCCAGAGTGTTGCGGTCAACGTGGCCACGCCGGGCGCGACCGTCGGGCATATCGACGTAGGCTTCGGCGGCAACCACGCCTTCGCGGTGCGCAACGCACTCGCCGATCGGCTCCAGCTGGGGCCGAACACCACCACCGCCGCCGCTGGCTTCAACACGTTCCTGGACCCGACGGGCACGGTCGGCGCGACGTGGCCTGGCATCGGTGGTGTCCAGTCCGTTCCCAGGACCCACATGGGCGTGCTGCTCAAGCACATCAACATCGCCACGGGTGGCGCGAACTCCGGCACCTACAACGGCGGGGTCATGGTCCACACCACAGGTGGCCTCGAGCTCACCTACGATACCTCCAACGTGGGCAGCATGGGCGGACACGTGTACGTGTTCTTCCAGTTGATCCACGTGGGCAGCACGGTACACGGGCCGGGGTACTAGGCCCGTTCAGTGAGTACACCGGGGGTGGGGTCGCCATCGGGGCCCCACCCCCATTCCCCTGTTCAGGAGGCGACGTGACCGGACGGTTCCTCGGCATCGCGGTCGACAACGACTCTGGGTCCATGTTCCACAATCTATTTGCCCGCCAGGCAGGCAGCGAGCAGATCGCCAGTCCCTTTGCCCTCGCGGTCCTGGCCGGGCTCTTCTGGCGTTTCCTGCCGCCCAAGGCGCTGGAGGTAGGAGCCGGCATCGGGACCATGACCGCCCTGCTGTGCTGGCGCGGGGTCGAGATCGACTATGTGGAAGACAGCGTATGGTGCCGGGAGCGGCTCCGCGCGATGCTGCCCTACCGGGGCATCCAAGAACTCCGGACGGCGTCATTGGTGCCCACCTATCCGTTGGCCGTGATCGACGGCGACCAGTTGCCCGCCGGGCAAGTCGTCCCGATGCTTCTCCGCGGGGCGTGGATCTTCGTCGAGGGCAACCGCCGCCGATGGCGGGCGGATTTGGCCCACTACTGCCGCATCACCAGACGCGGGGTCGCCGCAGTCCATCTCCGTCCTTTCGACCGGAGCAAGGGGGTCTGGCTGATCCAGTTGGACCCGACGGTCGGCTGGCGCCTGCGGTTCGCCCTCGAGCGCGGCTGGCAGGCCGTGCTGACCGGCGCCTCCCGCGCCTGGTCCTGGCTGACCGGCTCCACCTACTACCGCGGCAAGCGCCGCCAGGTGCCCGCATGATCCGCTTCCTCGACCGTCTCGCCTCGCCGATCCCAGCCCAGCGCATCCCGTGGATCTGGGTGTTCCTCGCTATCGCTATCGCCGCTCCATTCCCGGCCTTCGGCTGGTCGCTGCCGGAGCGCGCGGTCCCGATCATGTGGCTCATGCTCGGTGGCTTCGCCGCCCTCTGTGCGCTGGTCTGTCGGGTGAGCATCCCCTTCGCCGCCATCCTGGCTTGGTCGGTGGTCCGCGCCGGCTACCACGGCTTCCCTGAGCGCAGCCTCAAGGTGCTGGCCCTGATGCTGATGGCGGCCATGCTCTACGTGCTCGCCCGTGAGGCCTCTGACGCCATGTCCCGCACGGTTGCCGTGGCCTTCTGTATCGGGGCCGGCTGGGAGGGCCTGCTTGGGTTAGTCAATGCCTTCGGGGTATATCCGTGGATGGCGGTGGTGATGGCCGAGCACGTGGGCAAGCCGATGGGGTTCCTGACCCACCCGAACTACTGGGGCAGTTTCATGGCCTTGAGCCTCCCGATCGTCTGGTCGGTGGCGGGCATCCCGGCGGCCACGCTGGTCTACCTGCTCATCCTGAAGACCGTGTCCGCCGGCCCGGTCATCTCGGCAACCGCCGGGATCCTCATCATGGCCTGGCCGTTATTCGGAGCCCGGGTCCGCGGCGCCGTGGCCGTGGCCGGTACCACCGGAGTCCTCGGCACGATGATCCTCCACGAGTTCCGCCTGAGCGGGCGGTGGGAAGTCTGGATGAAGGCGCTGCCCGAGTATCTCCGGTGGCCCGTACTCGGGCAGGGGATCGGCCAGTGGCGGACCTGGGCCGAGGACTGGGATGCGGTGCACTACGCCCCCCAAGCCGGGAAGACCTTCCTCGTCACGCTCCAGGCCCACAACGAGCCCTTCCAGCTGCTCTTCGAGCTCGGCCTCATCGGCTTCGCCTTCGGATTGCTGTGGGCTGGGCAGGCCGGCCTCGCGGCCGTGCGCGTGTGGCGCGCGGCTCCAGTCGCCATGATCCCGGCCCCCTGGTACGCCTGGGGCCGCGCCCCGCTCGAGCGCGCGTGGATCGCCGTGGTGGCGATCGCGCTCGTCAACAGCCTAGGGAGCCCAGTCTTTCACTTGCCGGGGCAGGCCGCCCTGGTCATCTTCGCCTTGGCCCGTCTGCAAGCGGATGCTGAGGCCCTGACGCCGATGGCGCAGGAAACCATCACCGAGAGGAGCGAGGACCATGCCAGTCGTAGCCAGTAAGGCCCCCCTGATGCAGGAGATCGAACTCAGCGAAAACATCATGCGGCCGGAGGCCCCGATCGTGAAGTGCCGGATCGTCTACATGGGCAACAACCGGAATAGGTCGGTATGCCTGCCCGGCCAGCTCCAGATCCAGCACATCCAGACCGGTACCGATAAGGACGGCGAGCCGGTCAGCGAGACGATCAAGTCCGCGATCGACGAAGGCATGCAGACCTACGACTTCTCAAGCCACGACTCCCGCGGGCGGCTGATCGAGGCACGACTGATGCCGGACACAGCCGGCAAGGAACTCGCCGGCAAGCCGTTCGCCTACTCCGAGCACCTCGGTCACATCCGGCACTTCTATCTCGAGAAGACCGCCGACGGGGCCAAGGAGTTCAAGGTCCTCGCGGAGAAGAAGGATCAGCACGTCATCCAGGACTACGTCCGGCAGTTCATCAGCCGCCAGCAACGGGACGAGAAGGACCTCGCCGAGGTCGCGAGCTCGTAGGACCACCATCCACCAACCACTGAGAGGGGGGACTGAGCCATGAAGGATAAGGGAGGAAGCGAGGGGGCGAAGTGCCCGGAACCGGTCGATCCGATGTTCGCGCCCTCTGGGGAGCCACAGGTCCTGAATCGGGAAGGGGCAGGGGCCATGACCGGCAACAGCGACGAGGGCGGCAAGGCGCTCGCCGAGTTCGCCGGTCTGGGCAAGGGCACCAAATCCTCGAGCGTCATGGGCTCTGGCAAAGCCACCATCACCGCAGAAGGCGGACCGGGCGGAGGCTACACCACCAAGCAGTAGGAAGCTGAGGTTCTGCTAGCGCGGTAGCGGTCTCGGGGGCGAGTGGGGCGCCCTCTCACGCTTGATGGGAGGGCTGAGCCATCTCGAATTTTGACTCGTTTTCGGATGTGGTCGCGGACGTGCTCGAGCGGGGCGATGAGCTCACGGACGGCACGAGCGATTGGGATGCCGCCACGCGGCGGGCCATTGTCCGTGCGTTCCACTTTTTCCACAACAGCCATCCGTTTTGGTGGAACGAGTCCGCCTCGCCCGGCGTCTTCCTGACCGTCGCCCCGATCACCAACCGCACCATCACGCTCGCCGCGGCCGGGACCAGCGTGGCTGCGACCCTCTCCTCGGCTGTCACCGCCGACCTCGTCGGCTACAAGATCATCCCGAGCGGGAAGGATTACTCCCTGCGGATCACCGTGCATGGCGGGGGCACGGCCGCCATCACCGTCGACGCCGCCACGGAGGCCCTCGCCGCCGGCACCGTCATCACCATCGTTAAGGACGAGTACGACCTCGTCTCGACCCTGGGGATGTTCGTCGACGGCCTCTGGACCGGGGACGGCGACTTCATCACCCTCCGGAGCGAGGACTATCTGCGGCGGAACTATTCGGACCCTCCTCAGCAGCAGTGGCCGCCCGACTGCTTCAGTCGGCTGACCAAGCGGAAGATCCGCCTCTCTGGGTATCCAGACGCCGTGCACCGAATCGAGTACCCCTATACCACGATGCCGGCCGACCCGTCTGGATCGGGTGACCTCGTGATCGACCAAAACTTCCGCTGGGTGCTGGCCGACGGCGGGCTCTACTTCCTGCACCTGTTCAAATCCGACAAGCGCGCGGAGGCCGCCCGCACCCTCTTCGAGCAGGGCATCGGGCAGGCCATCGTCTACCACCACCGGATGAAGGTCGGGCTCAACAATACCGGGCAGGAAGCGACCGTGGGGCCCTACGCGCTATGAAGCAGTGGCGGTCCAGATAGGTCCCCTATGGCCTACGACGGAGTGACAGTAGTAGAGGTCGTCGCGGGTAGGGAGGCACTCTGGGGAATCAGAAACAGGAATCTGATTCCACTCGGAGGCCTCATCGAGTTTCGGAACGCGACCCTCGAGGACTACACCTGGCGCACCGGTGGCGGCGCGTCGAAGCTGGGGTCTGCCTTCGATGCGGCCCGGACGGGCAAGGTGGCGTTCAACTTCTGGCCGGATGCCGACACCGAGCGCAACGTGGTGATTGACGACGCAGGCCAGATCTGGAAGGACAACGGCTCCGGCGGGGGCTGGACTCTGCTCCACACCTTGGCGACCACGTCGGGGTTCCACCCATTCCTAGTACCTGGGGCTGCGGAATCCAGCGGGAGCAATCGCAAATTGTTCTATTTCGACGGGCGGAATGACCCGCGGTATCTCGATGGCGATGGGGCGGCCATGACAGCGCTGGCCTCACCAGCCGCCGACTGGACTGCGGGGAATGTCAACCGGCAGCCGAGCTTCGCTGTTCCGCACCAGGGTTATATGTGGGCGGGAGGCAACCCGAACGCGCCCAACCGGATCTATCGGTCGACCTTGGCCGATCAGACCTCCTTCGGCGGAAGCCCGTACAGTCTGCCGGTGTTCCCGGGCTTGCGGCAACGGCTCGTGGGTGGGCTCTCCTACAAGGGCGTGCTGCTGCTCTGGGCCTACCCCTCGGGACTCTACGCCGTCGATACCTCGGATCCCTCGGACGCCAACTGGCGCGTGATCCAGGTCGGCTCGCCCGGCGCGGCCGGCCCGATGAACATGTCGCCGATCGAGGACGACATCATGTGGGTGTCACCCGACGGCTCCTGGCACCTGGTCTCTGCGACCACCGCCACCGGGTCCGTCCGGGCCGAGGATCTCACCTCCCGCAAGCTCGGTTCCTACGTGCGCGAGCAGGTCAACCTCGGGCAGCTGGTCGATGCCCAGATGCTCTACTACTCCAACAAGCAGGAGATCATGCTGGCGTGCGCCGGCCAAGGCCAGACGGCCAAAACCCGGCGGCTACACATGGACCTCAACAAGCGCTCGGAGGTGGGCGAGCGCTGGCTCTGGTGGGACCGTGACCAGAACGAGGCCATTTTCCTCCGCAAGATTGACGAAGTGATGACGCCGGCCATGGTCGACAACGTCGGCCAATTGTGGCTGCTCGATCGCTCCGCCCGGAACAAGGACGGGTCCGGCTACCAGTTCTCCTGGTTCCTCAAGCCCTCAGATTTCTCCGAGGTCATCCCGGGCTGGCAGGGTCGCCGGAAGAACCTCCGCTTCATCCAACTCGAATACGATGCCCGTTCGGCTGCGACCCACACGATCGAGGTCTACTCCGACGGCAACCTGATCCAGACCATGACCTTCAGCCTGACGGGATCTGGGGCGACCCTTCCCGCCATCCTGCCCTTCACGCTCGGCACGGAGACCCTGCTCGTGACCCAGCGCAAGCGCATGACCGGCCAAGCCGTGCGCCTCGGGATCCGCGGGTATACCAACGTCGCAAATGCCGATGTATCGATCAGCCGAATCCTCATCGGTCTCGAAGTGGCTGAGTAGAATCATGAACTTACTACGGCTCCTTGAGTACCAAACCACGCACGATACGCAGGATGTGTGTCTTGTTCGTGCCGTAGTCCGTCGCGATGACCTGGAGCGTCTCGCCTCTGGCGCGGCGTTCCCGGATGACTCTGGCATGCGCGAGCGTAAACCGTTTCTGCGAGATCGCCAACGGCCCGGCCACCTTCCTCCACCGAGCCCCGCCGAGCACGGACCGAATCGTGCCGATCAGGACTCCGTGTCGTTTCGCCAGCCGGGCATGTGGTTCGCGCTTGACGGCGTACTGTTCGCGGATAGCCTGAACTGTTTCTGGTGTCAGGAGGCGCTGCCCGCCGCGCATGCGATCTTTGGCGGCCGCATCGAACATATTGTCTTGATGAGTCCCGAGTCTCAGGTGGGCAGGGTTCACGCAATGGCGGACATCGCAGGTATGAAGCACATGCAATCCAGTCGGGATCGGTCCGTTAACGAACTCCCAGGACAGGCGATGCGCCGATTCCGAGCGCCAAGCCAGGCCGCGATCAGAGAGCACATGGACGGAGAAGCCCCCATAGCGCGTAGTGGCCAGTTGCTTTCCGAGCCACAGCCAGCATCCACTCTCGGTCTTGCTTACCTTTCTCCAGAATCGTTCGGCGTTGCCATAGAGAAGGAGTGAATTCATGAGTCGCTTTTCTCGCTTAGCGTTAAAGATAGCAGTAACTATCTTAACGCCAGTTATGTTCGCAGCGCCATGGATTCTTGTTGAAATGAACAGCGCTGCCTATGCTGTTGGAAATTGTTCGGTTTTTCGAAGCTGGAACACTGGAGATAGCGTGACGGCTGGGGATCTAAACAGTTCGTTTACGACTGCCGCAGTCACGAATAGCACACTCAGTTGCGTCGATGATTTTTCCGCTACTGTCAGCCAGATGCAGTCGACGGCGGACCCCTACGCCTCGGGTACCGAGAGCCAGGCGACCAGCGCGGCAGGGGAGCTCGAGCGCTTGCGGTTCATGTTCAAGCAGGTGTTCGGCCTGACTCAGTGGTACCGACACGACCAAGCCCCGACCTTCAGCGTGAGCCACATCAATGTCTCGGCGCTCCACCTGACCTCGACCGCAGTGGCCGGCGGGACCGACAGGCAGCAAACCGCCATCTTGGCACGCTTCCCGGTGCTGACCGGACCGGACCACTGGACTGGCATCTTCTGGCCGCACAACACCGCCCACATGGCGTTTTCCTTCCGGGACTACCAGCATGCCAATGGCGGGGTCCAGGGTGGCATCGAGCTATATCGCTTCCACGCCGAGGCCTTGACCCTCCATCACACGGTGACACTTCGATTCCGGCACTCAGCCCTCAACGGGAGCTTCCAGCATGTCACCGCCTTGGCGATCGACTCCCTCGACCGGATCGTGGTCGGCCACAGCGGCGTGGCCCTGATCCTCCACGGAGCCAGCCTCTCCGGGCAGGGCGGGACCTCCAAGGCGCTGTTCTTGAGCGCCCAGGGCCATGTCTACGTCAACACGATCGCCTCGAGCAGCGGCGGCGGGGCCTCGACCTTCAACCTGACTCCACTGAACGCGATCCTTGCGCACCATGCGTTCGCCTTCCCGATCATCGCCAAGCACCAGGGCGGGGTCAGCAGTCAATTCGCGCTGATGTATTCCGACATCAATCACCAGTGGGCGCACTGGGTGGCCTCGATGCCGACCGGGGCGACGAGCATGACGCTCGACCTCTTCAGCAGCCAGGGCACCAGGACCACCGGGTCGATCGGGTGGCATGTGCAGACCTGGACGGTGGGCATCGGGGAGGACCCCAACACCGCCGCGAGCCATGTCTACATCTTCTATCCGGTCTCCGTCCAGGGGACGGCCGGCAAACTCACGAAGCAAACCGAGACCCTGACCAATAGCCTTGAGACCGGGAAGCTCATCTACATCAGCATCCGGCGGACCAATACCGGGAGCGCGGCCACCGGCAACCAGGTCAACACGTTTACCTATGCTACCGAGCACACGGCCTTCCGCTATGGTGTCCTGAGGTTCCAGTGATGACCCCACGCCGCTGGCTGTCGCTGCTCCTGATCGCTGTCACGCTCATGGTCTCGCTCCCGTCACCGGCCCATGCCAGATCCCTCGACTTCGATGGGTCAAACGGGACGATTTCATTCAAGCAGTTCGGCAGTCTGAGCGGGGCGACACGTCTCACGTGGACGGCCTGGATCAACATTGACAATGTTGCTGTCCGCACGTATTTCATGCAGGACTTCGCCAGCACAGCATTCAACATTGGGATCGACAGCGCAGTAGGGAACGCAGGCCTTCGCTTCGACACCCATAGCAATGGTGGGCTCCTCAGCATCGCAGCGACTCCGCCTGTCGGAGTCTGGACTCATGTCGCCGTGCGGTTTGATGGCACTGCGGCCGGCGGTGCACGGGCTCGGTTCTATCTCGATGGGCTGCTTCAGACGATCACGGCAGAGAACACCGGTGTCAACATGGGAACGGTAGCCGACACCACGATCTTCCAGTTGGGGGCGACGATCACCTCGACGTTCAACGGCAGGATGTATAACGTCAAGATCTTCCTCGATGCGTTGACCGAGGAACAGATCCAAGCCGAGATGCAATGTTACCGGCCACAAGCGACCAGCCTGTTCTTCTGGGCCCCGCTCGATGGGGGAGACAAGGTGATTGCGGACCTCGCCTTCGGGCGGCTCAACTCGGATATCACGAGTGGGATCTCGGTCAGCGAGTCCACCCCGCCACTCGACTACTGCGGTGCCGGAGGCTAGGCCCATGAGCGACTTCTTAGATTTCGACTTCCGCAGCTATGACCTCGGCGGCAGCGGCGGCTTAGACACCAGTTTCCTCGATCAGTACAGCAGCCCGGGTTACTCATTCGAGACGCCAGATTCTGCGGTGTCTTTCGATTTCCAGATGCCAGAGTTCGTCCTCCAGGGTGGGGGCTGGGATCAGGCCTCCTGGTTGCGCGAGCAGCCGGAGTACCGGCTCGGAACTGGCGGGTCTCTCGGCATGCCGGGTACCTACGATGCGCTCTTCCAGCCGACGGGCCAGCGGATCACCGGCTATGACCCATCGACAGGGGTCTATTTCGACACGACCGGCAACCCGGTCACCCCACAGGCCGGCGGCCCCACCACCGGGCCGCTCACGGCCGGTGGGCAGGTGACCCAGGCGCAGGATCCAGAGGCCATGCTGAGGCAAGGGGCTTATAGCCAGAGCCCCTACAGCACCGGTGCCGGATACGGCGGGGTACCAGCCACCGGCTCTGGGCAGCCCGGGGGGGCCGGAACCGGCGGCGGTGGCGGGTGGATGGACATGGTCGGCGGCTTCCTCAAGAGTCCGCTTGGAGGTCTCCTGAGCTCCGCAGCCGTGGGGGCTGCCGGGCTTGGCGCAGGCCGAGCGCTAGCCGGCGGTACCCCGCGCGCCCCGCAGCCGACGCTCGCGCCTGGAAGTCCGATCAATGCCGCCGGTCAGAACACCCTGGCCCAGATGTTCGCCGACCAAGCTGCCCGTGAGGCCGGCTACCAGGCCGCGCAGGCACCCGGCTACGAGTCGATCCGCAACCAGGCCATGACCCTGATCCCTGGGCAACTCAACCCGGTGACGGTGGAAAACTACAACGACCCCGTCCAGGCCGCGCTCCGCTCCGAGCTCATGTCCACCCTCCAGGGCGGCGCCAGCCCGCTGGTCGAAGAGCGGCTCCGCAAGGAGTGGGAGACCCTCCAGAACACCATGTTCCGTCGGCTCGGCCCGGACTGGGAGCTCTCCAGCGCAGGGCAGGAGACCCTCCAGGCCTTCAACCGCAATGCCAACATCGCGCGGGATGAGAGCAAGCGGGGCGCGGTCGCCGCCTACTCCCCGCTCGAACAGGAGCGGGCTCGCTTCAGCTACCAGGCTCCGGTCGAGAAGGCCCGGGCCCTCGGCGGCGAGCAGCGCGCCTACGTGGACACCCTGTCGCGGTCGAGCGCGCTTGGCCGCATGGACCCCTACCAGCTGCAAGCTGGCCTTGGCGGGAATCCCGACCAATACCGCTTGCCGATGACCCAGTTGGGTTTCCAGGGTCAAACCGCAGGCTTCGGGGCTCAGAACCAGGAGCGGCGCGACATTATGTCGGGTGTCGGCAGTGTGGCGGGCACCGTTGCGGGCCAGATTGGCAACCTCGGCCAGTCAGATCGGATCGCCAGGGCCATCCGAGAAATGAACGGTGGGGCGCTGCCGAACACCAGCGGTGGGGGCGTGCTCGGTCAACGGCCATGGGGGACATAATGGGCGGCATCGGGCCCTACTTCAGCACGTTCAACGAAGCGTACCTGAACTCCAGGGAGCTCGGTCGGCGGGAGGGCGAGTCGGCTCTACGCGAGGCCCTTACCCTCGAGGACATGCGACGACAGGCCCAGGAGGGGCAGGACATGGGCATGCTCGCGAGCGCCTACCAGGCGCGTCGCCGCGCGCTTGAGGCAGGTCCACCGCCGAGCCCCACGCCTGCGGCCGGCATGCCGATACCCACGCCCACGCTGGCACCGGACCAAGTCAATGGGCTCGAGGGGGCCGGGGCGCCGCTGAGCCCGGTTCAGCCACCGGTACCAATGGGGCCGAGCGCGATGCCGGGCGCCCCTGCTGGGGAGGCACCGCGCCGTGAAAGCCTGCTCTCCGCACTCGCCCCGGACGTGGCTGGTCGCTTGCTCCGCTCCGGAGCCGGCCGCAGCGCCATCAAGGACCTCGAGGCGGCGCAGATCGAGCAGGAGCAACAGGACAACCGCATGAAGGCAGACAAGATCCTCGACGAGGCCACCAAGGCCATGAAGGCCGGAGACTCGCTGGCGTACTACGACCATGCAGCCAAGGCCATGCGAGTACTCGGACACTACCAGGCTGCGGCCCAGTACACCGAGCACGCGATGAATCTCCGCAGCGACGACAAGGAAAGCAAGGCAGCGAACGAGGACCTCGGACGGTGGCTCAAGGCCAACACCGCCTATACCAACGATCAGTCACCGGAGAACTATGCGGCCCTCCTCAACGAACTCGGCCAGGCCAACAGCAAGGGCTCGAGGGCGCTCCGGGGCCAGATTATCGACAACGTCATCAAGAAGACCGTCAACCAGAACCCCCAGGTCACGGGCTTCAGCCGGGCCATTTCCGGGGCCTATCGCGACACGTTTGCGGCCGGCAAGGAGCCGGATGCCGAAAAGATCTTCCGGGCTGCTGCCTCTGCGGATCCGCAGGGGTTCAACGCCTACGTCTACGACGCGCTGGCGAACCAGAAGAACCTGCCCGAAGTGGTACTGAAGAAGATCCTCCGGTGGGACGTGACCGACGCCAAGGAGGTTCCGAAGGATGTGTACGGATTCGCTTTCGCGGAGACCCAGGCGAGATTCCCAACTCTCCGCAAGGACGACCCGAAATTCATGGAGTCCTGGTGGCAGGCCATCGTCAAGAAAACCAAGGAGACCGAGACCGCCAAGGCCAAGCCCGATGACATCGAGAAGGGCATCCGGGCCGACGTGTCCGAGCTCCGGCGGCGCCTGAGCGATGTCCGGCTTGACCTCAAGCGCAACCCTGGCATGGCCGATGATGACCCGGAGAGGTACCGCTCGCTCCGGCAGGAGGAGCAGCAGGCCGTCCAAGATCTCGGATACCACGAACAGCGGCTCCGGAAGGTGACTGGCCAGCCGGAGCCCAAGCCGGAGCCGGTCCAGATCCCAGTGAATCCGCCGAACCCGAAGCTCAAGCCGGGGACCGACAAGTACAACCAGCAAGCCAAGGCCGAGATCGCCAGGCTCAAGCAAGCTGGGTATAACCGCGACCAGATCAAGGCCATGATGGCCAAGGGCGGATGGCAATAATGCAACATCGGCGGCAGCTCTTCGAGGGCAAAGCGCAACCGCCAGCTGTGCCTGTAAAATCAGAGCCTGAGCCGGCGAAGATTAAGATTCCGGTTTCAGCACCGCCCGCCAAGTATCAGCCGACGCATGACAAATACCAGAAGGCCATGGCGGCGGAATGGGGCAGACTGAAGGCGGCCGGCTACAGCCGGGATCAAATCATGGAGGCCATGCAAGGGAGAGGCTGGAAGTGAAATTAGCGTGTTGGGTGACGAGCGAGGTGGCACGGTCGGCACAGCCAGATCACGTCCAGCGGCCGACCGTAGTCCTCGTGATGCTTCTGGCTCTTCTCACTTCCGCAGTCTTCGCACGGATTGCGGATCAAAAGCCCCCTGCGTTGATAGGTATTTGCGTAGGATCGACAGTTGGCCTTCTGCTTAGCCAGCGAAGACAGATCGCGGTGCTTCGGCCGGGTTGCTCGCATGTTGGCGGCATGACATGAGAGACAAAGACGCTGGCCTGGTCGGCGGGGGTTTGGGCAGCGGCTACAACTCGGCACGTGAAACATCGTAACATAAGTGCCCGCGGGCAAAGGGGGGAACAAGAGATGGAAGAGCTCACGCAAGCAGATCTGGACAATCGGAAGGCAGCCGCCAAGGGGGAGTCGAGATGAGTGAGATCACCAGACAGGACATCGCGGACCTGGAAGCCGCCGGGCCGGTCATCCGTGCGCTCGCGCGCCTGGAGCCGGTCATTCGCAAGGCGCAGGCCTTGCAGGCCAGGATGCAGGAGGTGTCGGCGCTCGAGGCCAAGATCGCCGGTCTGAGCCAGAGCCTCGCCGACCAGCGCGCGGCCGCCGAGAAACTCCTCAGTGCGGAGCTCGAGGCGCGGTCGGAGATGGAGAAAGCCGAGTCTGCCCGGCGCTTGGAGGTGGTCGACGCAAAGATCGCCGCCGCGGAGCAACGGGTGCAGAGCCTCCGACAGGATGAGGGCCGGCTGCGGGAGGAGATGACCCAGACCAAGGCGCGCCTGGAGGGCGAGCTCGCGACACTACGGGAGCAGGCCCGGAAGGCCCGTGAGGACTCGGCCATGGTGATCGGCGAGGCTCGGCAGACCCTTGCGGCGGCCCGGGCCACCATCGCCAAGGAGCGCGAGGCCGCGGAGGTCGAGCACCGGGAGATCGCGGCTGCGGTCGATGCGCTGAAGGCCGAGCGGGCGCGGATCGCCCGCGAGCTCAAGGCCGTCATCGGCTGAACCCAGTCCGGCCATGTTCACAGCCGGGACGCCGGTTAACGCCCCCGCGGGCGGGGCGGTGCTCGTCACGAGCCAGATCGTCACCACCGCCCGTCAGTACACGGTGCGGGTGATGGTGGCGACCGCTGAGCCGTTCTGGGCGACGATCACCCACCGCCGGCCGGCCGGGGGTGCGGTATCGCAGATCTTCCTGCCGGTGAATTCCCTCTTCGGGCCGGAGAACGTGGGTACCTACTACATGGATGCCGGCGATTATGTCGAGGTGGCAGTCCGAAATGGGGCCGAGCCGGCCGGCGGGACGGTCCAGGCCACCGTGGAAATCCTATGAAGCGGGCCGCGATCCTCTGCGCCCTGCTCGCCCTGCTCTTGGTGCCGTGGCTGGTCCAGGCCCAGCAACCGGCCCAGCGGGTCATCATCATGGACCCGACCGGGACGCACGCCGCGTCGGTCAGCGGCGGGAACCTGGCCACCTCTGGGAGCGCCAGCGTCACCGTAGACACGATCAGCCACATCACCTCTGCGGTGCACGTGGCCGGGATCGCCAACACCGTCTTGGTGAACTGCGTGACGGGGTGCTCGGCCTCGAGCTCGACGCATACCGCGGTCAGCCAGACGGCCGCCCCGTGGACGATCGCCCACATCGCGGCCGTGGTCCACGTCCAGATCAGCGGGCGCCCCGGGATCGCCGCCCACCAGGCCGGGACGTGGACGGTCGACGTGAACAGCGGATCCGTCACGGTCAGCGGGACGGTGGCGGCGACTCAGTCCGGGGCCTACAATGTCGGCGCCGCGCAGTCCGGGACATGGATGATTGCTGCGGCCCATATCGTCGGTGGATCCGGCCATCTCGCGGTGACCATGGCGGGTGGCGGCCACCTGGCTGTGACGCAGGCCGCGAGCCCCTGGTCAGTCTCCTGCACAAACTGCTCCGGCGGTTCCGGCGATGCAGTGAACGTCTTCCATCAGTCCACGATTCGCCACATCTCCAGCACGACCCACGTCTTCCTGGTGGGCATGAGCCGGGAGGCCCATCTCGCCGCTGCCCAGAGCGGCGCATGGAACGTGACCGCGCAAGCCGCAGCCGGCCATCACTTCGCGGTGACCATGCCGCAGCACGTGGCGGTCACCTTCGCAGGCGGGGGCCACGTAGCCATCACCCAGGCCGCCAGCCTATCGGTCTCCTGCTCGAACTGCGCGGGCGGCTCGAGCGATGCGGTCAACGTCTTCCACCAGTCGACGATCCGGCATATCTCCAGTGTGACCCACGTCGCGGTCACGGGGTTCTCCCGGGAAGCCCACCTGGCCGTCGCGCAATCCGGCGTCTGGAATGTGACCGCCCACCAAGGAGGAGCCTGGACAAACCTGAACGTCGGGCACATCGCCGCGATGCTCCACGTCGCCATCGTGGACCTCCCGCGTTGGGCCCACATGGCGGTTGCCCAGTCCGGGGCGAACCCGTGGAACGTCACCGCGCATCAGGGCGGGGCCTGGGTGAACATCAACATCGGCCACCAGTCGACGGTGCGCCATGTGGTGATTCTCGACTGGCAGCGGTGGGCGCATCTGGCCGCCGCGCAGTCCGGAGCCTGGAACGTGACTGCGCATCAGGGAGGCCAGTGGAACATCGCCCACGTCAACACGGTGACGCATGTAGTGGGCAACATGGTCCTGCGAAATGTCGCCGGCACCGCCGTTACGGTCACCGGCACCGCGTTGGATGTCAACTGCACCGGCTGCTCGTCCGCGTCCACGGTCAATGTTGGCCACATCTCAGGAGCGGTCCACATCGCCGGGATCTCCAACGTCAGTTCAACCGCCATGATGGCCTGCCATTCCAGAGGCGCCTTCAGTCTGACAGCCAATGGGGTCATCGCTGGCGCAAACTCAGGCCAGCGAATCTTCATTTGCGGAATCCTAGCGATCAGTGCGGTCGCCGAGAACATTTCAATCGTTGAGGGATCCGGAAGCGCCTGCGGCACTGGGACCGTCGCCATTATTGGCGCGACATCAGGGGCATTGCCAGTCGCAGCGGGGGGCGGGTTCAGTGCGATCCAGGCCTTCCCGTGGATCGCCACGACGACGGCCGGAAACGCAGTCTGTCTGATTAAGTCCGGTGTCGGCACGGTCGCGGGTGTCATCACCTACAGGGGGGCGCCATAATGCTGATCCTCGCGCGTCGTCGTTATCCTGCGGTGCATGCGCAGCGGCTTGATCGGTGGCTCGGGGCCGAGCGGGTCGCACAGATCAGCGACAGCATGAAGGGCTGGTATGGCCCCCCGATTCATCTGTTGGACTGCCCGGGGAGCGTGAGGGTCGGGGCTGACGGTGATTTCGTCGGGCCGTTTGAGCGGGGTGTGTTCATGTCCGCGTTGGATGCCCTGGCGGCTGCGTATAAGCGAGCAGCACGGAATCCGCAGAGCACCGTGTATGCGGGGTTCTCCAGCATTTCTGATGCGCTGTCCCGGGCCTCGCAGGGATTCGTCCAGTATCCAGCCGGCATGTTCAATAAGGTCGGTCCAACCGGGGTCGTAGGCGTGACCTCCAGCCTGCACAAGCTGGGCCCGCAGCCTGCGGCCGGAGTTGCTTCGTCGGGGGCCCCCGGAGGGATCGCGCTGGTCGATAGCGACACAGGCGGGATGCAATTCGCCAATCCGGCTGCTGGAAGCCTGCGTTTGACCGGGGCCGATGTCACGTGCAGTGTCATCAACAACACCCTGTTGCTCTACGACCGAATCTTCGGGGTCGCCAAGACCATGAACAGCACGGCGACCGAGGCCGTGACCGGGGTCCCGACACGCTATCAGTCCACGACCGCGACCAACGAAGATTACATCGGCGGGAACTTCGGATTTGTGGAGGTTGGCCTGACTGCCCTCGCGGCCACCGCCCACAACTGGACGGTGTGTACCTATCTCGATCAGGGGAATGCCGCATCGACCTTGCCATCGCTCACCGGCAATGCCAGCGCTATCACCCACCGCCTAGACCATCCGGCCCAGCAATGGTTCGCCCCACTAGAGTCCAATGATGTCGGGATCAAGGCGTGGACGCAGATGCAGTGTTCGGCTCTGGTCGCGACGGGACTCATCAACTTCGTCATTGGGCACCCAATCGGGTTCATGGCCTTCCCGGTCATCAACTCGATGATGCCATTCGACTGGCTCACCAACAGAGATCAGGCCCCCAGGATCTTCGCTGATGCCTATCTGGCATTTCTGGAGATTATGAAGCCTGCCACCACCGCGACGACATACACGGGCCGGATTGCCGCAACCAGCACCGCATCATGAGCCTCCAGCGGACGCTCCGGTGGAAGAGCGGCGGGCTTTCGAGGACGGATGCGAGCGGTTTCTGGCAGCCCCCGCCAACCCTCGACAGCGCCGATCCGCAGATTCCGAATCTCCCGCTCGAATCGGCGGCAGCTGCTCCACCCAGCGGCCCTCCGGCCGGCTCGTTAGCGTTGCTGGGCGTGGGCCTATGAATCGAACCCTGCTGGCGTGCGCGCTGGTGGCCGTACTCGAGCAGCCGATTGGGCAGTCCATGGACGGCTTCGTCATCCGGTACACGATCAACTACTGCCATGACTACGCCGAGCCCATCCAGATCATCGAGGAGGTCCTCAACGGCCGGACCGAGAAGACTGTGGGGCAGCCGCGGAGCAACTCCTATGCGATCCCGCCGAAGCCAGACGAGCCGGCCACCCCGCCGCCCACGCCGACTTACCCATGAGGATCAAACCGCTCCGGCATGACGATGTTATCTCCCTTGAGCGGGTGGTGGTGTTGGAGCCAGCCGACGAGGACGAGGATATGGCCACCGCGAGTGGCGAACTCGATCACGGCACCTACGCCATCGACAGCCTCGGGCGGGTATGGAGACAGGTCGAGACCGTGAGCGGGTTGATGCGGGAGTTCACCGAGTCGGACGGCGTCAAAAGACGCCGGGCCAAGCGGGCCAGCTGATGAGCCTCGAGAGTTTACTCGACGAAGCATTCCCGGCCTTGAAGGCCGAGACCCCCACCGCGCCCCCGGTGGCGAAGACCACTGGCGGCGGGGTGAACGCGCTTGTCGACGAGGCCTTCGGGGACGCACCGGCTCCGCAGCCGGAGCCGCCAGGGTTTCTCTCGCGCGCCGCCTCGGCTGTGACCTCGGCTGTCACAGGGTTGCTCCCAGGTGGGCCGACCGTCGGCTTCAAAGCTGCGGGGCCAGCCATCGCGCCGGACGCGGCGACACCACCGAAGAGCATGGCTCTGCCACAGGTGCCGAGCGATGAGGACCTGAAGGCCACCCGGTCTTCAGCGGCAATCCCAGAGCCCAAGGCCCCGGCCCCCCCACCGGTGCCCATCAAGATCGGGCCGGTGGCTGGGTTCGGGCCCGCCGTTGAGGAGGTTCGCCGGGCACCACTGCTCGAGCAGGTCGGTGGCCCACAACGCTCCGAGGTCTTCAAGTCAGAGCCGGTGAAGCCAGCCGGGATGCTCGCCCGCGGGGCTGCTGCGGCTGGCGTGGTCAACCCGGAAGCGGCCGACCAGCGCCGGATGGAGGCGGAATTCGCCGCCACCTCGGTCATGCGGAAGCCGGAGGGCATGTCTGAAGAGCGATGGCAGGTGCGGCAGGCGCTTGAGACCCTGAACCGCACCACCGCGGCGCTGCCGCGGGCGACCGCTGATCGACTAACCTTCGGAATGCTGCCGGCCCTGCTGGACACGTTCGGGATCGAGTCGCCCAAGACCCGGGCTCCAAGAAGTCAGCCGGAGGCACTGGCGGCTGGGGCGGGCGAGCTCGCCGGATTCATCCTGGGCCCGGCCCGAGCGTCCCATGCGATGCTCGAGTCCAACATCCTGAAGTGGATCGGTCCGAAGGCCGGGGACGCCGTCGGCACCATTCTCGCCAAGAATGTCGCTACCCAGGCGGCGAATCTCGGCGTGGCCAGCGGGATCGCCCATCTCGGTGAGGAAGCCCAAGCAGACACCTTAGCCGACGCCTATCGGGAGATGGGCCAGCACGTCAAGGGTGGAGCCATGCTCGGCGCCGCCTTCGGGGTGACCGGTGGTGTGATTCCTGGGAACCAACTCCTCCCGCGGGCGGCGCGCCTTGGGGTGGGACTCACCGCGATCGACGCCGCACAGGGTACCCGTCTGCTGGACGAACGGGTTCTGTCCCAGAAGGCGTTCGACTACGGACTGAACATCGCCTTCCTGTGGCGGGGGCAGGATCCACGGGCGATGAAGCAGCTCCTCGAGGCCGAGGCCAAAGCTCGGAACACTACCCCGGAAGGCCTCCTCAAGAGCGTCCTCGACAAGGCGATGGAGCGCGCGGCCAAGGCGACCCCAGAGGACCGGACCACGCTTGAGGCCGACCTGAAGAATCTCTTCGCCCAGGAGGTAGGCGATGTAGCCACCGGGACCACGGCGACAGAGCTCCGGTCTGCACGTGATGTCGCCGAGCAGAAGACCGGTGGAACCATCGAGGCACGGATCCGGCTGGTTCCGCCAGCCCCACGTCCGACACCGCTGCTCGGCCCGCCGGTCATCCTAGGGCCAACTGGCCGGCCATTAGAGCGCCCAGAGACACCCGCGCCGGAGCCCGGAGCCATGCCGACGGCCCAGGAGCTGGCCGCCGCGCGGGCACGGGGGATCGTATCACCGGAGGTGCCAGCGCCCCAACCAGCCCCCGCAGCGGCCCCGGTCAAGGCGGAAATCGGCGGGGCGACGAAGCTGGGCGACCTCACTTTCCGGGACTACGTCCAGGCCGCCGGCCGGAAGTGGCCACTCACCTCGCGCGACCCGGACTTCGCCCGTCTCCGGTTCGAGTTCGACGATCTGCGGAAGGGGCTCTACGAGGCCAAACCCGGGATCGGCGGGCAGTGGGTGATCGTCAACCGGAAGACTGGCGAGGAGGTCGACCATCTGGTCGGCGGGGCCAAGGCGCAGCTGGAGGCCAATCGGCTTAATGCCGTCGTCACCCTGGACAAATGGCGCGAGGCCGGTCTGCCGACAGGGGCCCCGCACGCGCCAGCCGCGCAACAGACCGCCCCCGTCGAATTCCAGGGGCTCCAAGAGACAGGCCGTGGCAAGCCGCCGATGGAGCTCTGGGGGCTCACGCAGGACATTCCCGGGTATCCGAAGGGATCAACGGTCGGTCGGTCAACCCTTGAGGCGCTCGGCTTCACGGTGCCACGCATCCCGGCTGGAGCCCAAATCGGAGTCCGACCAAGTGACCTGTCCGCGAAGAAGGCCCCAGAGCCGACGGTAGAGGGGGCAGCAGCCGCGCAGCAGCAAGCCGAGCAGGCCATCCTCGAGGGGCCGAAGCCGAGCGCCGAGCCACCCAAGGACGCGCCAGTCCAGGCCCCGCCACCGGCGGCGGCGGCCGTCGGCAAAAGTCAAGATCTCAGAGTCCCGGCGGGGAGCCGGTATCGGGTCAAATACGAGCTCGTGGACGCGACGGATCTCATCCCGTCCCACGATCCGAAGAGCTTCGCGCGAGACCCGCGCTATCCAGAAGGAGTCCAGAACCGGCCTTACCATTCCGACAAGAGCGAGCAGGCGAAGGTCATCCGACAGAGCCAGGATTTTGAGCCGGACTTCCTCTTGAGCGAGCGGCCCACTTCACAGGGCAGCCCCATCCTCGCGCCCGATTCCAACGTGGTGCTATCCGGGAACAGCCGAAGCATGACCATGATGCGATTGGCTGGCACCGAGGCGTTCCGGCCCTACCGGGAGCGCCTGCGCGAGCGGGCGGTTCAGTTCGGTTTCCGCCCTGAGGATATCGACCGTGTCCCGAATCCCGTATTGGTGCGCCGCCTGGTGGGGAGCGACACCACGCCGGAATTCTACCGGCGGTTCGCCAAGGAGGCGAACGAGAGTTTCACGCAGGCCCTCAACCCACAGGCCCAGGCCGTGAGCCAGGGGCAAGCCGTGAAGCCGGAGACGATGGAGTGGATCGCCGGGCAGGTCGATGCCCTCGGCGAGACTGCCACGCTCCGCGAGTTCCTCCGCTCCGGTCTGGACCGGGAGATCATCCGGCGCTTCATCCAGGATGGCGTCTTCACCGAGCGTGATCTGAACCGCTACATCGACCCGCGCACAACGCAACTGAACGAGGACGGCAAGCGCCTCGTCGAGCGCGCTGTCCTCGGCAACGCGATCCCAGATCCGGACCTACTGAACCAGATTCCCTCTGCGGTCAGCGCCAAGATCGAGCGGAGTCTCGGGGCGCTGGCGAAAATCAAAGGCCGTGGCGGGGAATGGGATCTCGGTAAGGACCTCGAGGATGCTGTCCGCGTCGTCATCGAAGTCCAGGCGACAGGGTCGGGATCGGTCGGCGGGTTGCGTCAACAGGGCTCGCTGCTCGAGGGGGCGGGGCCGAGCACCAAAGCCGATACCCTAGCCGATGCGCTCCTGCGCCTCAAGCCGAACGAGTTCCGGGCGGCAATCAACCGATACGCTGATGCCGCCCAGCGAGATGTGCGCGGGCAGGAGACGCTCGGGTTCGCCAGGCCAGCGTCGCCGGCCGCTGCGTTCCGTGAGGCGTTTCAGGGCGGGCCGGAGCCCGGACCACAGCGCCCGCGGCTGCGCGCCGCTGAGGAGTCGGCCCAGTACAGCACGGCCAAGCCCGAGGGGACACCCTACGACACCCCGGAAGTGGTGGCCCTCCGGGCCGAGCAGGCGGCGGTGCCGGCCACCGACCATTACATCCAGTCTCGGCCTGCGGAACGCGAGGGGCTCTGGAGACGGGTTGCCGCGAAACTCCGCCAGACCACCACGGACAACGTGCCGGTCCAGCAGGGCAAGCAGATCTGGATTGTCATGGGTCCCCCGGCGGCCGGGAAGAGCAAGGTATTGGTCAACCGCATCTCCGCGCGGGAAGGGGCGGCGATCATCGACTCCGATATCGCGAAGTTGGAGATCCCGGAGTCTGGGCGTGGTCGCTACAACGGCGCGGTGCACCAGGAATCCGTGGCCATCATGGAGCGGGCGCTCGTGGAGGCGATGGAGGCCGGCGACAATATCGTGCTCCCGGTGGTCGGCAAGGGATGGAAGACGCTAGCGGATAACTACATTGCGGCCGCACGGGACCATGGCTACCGTATCAACCTGCGGCTGATGGACCTCCCGGTCGAGGAAGCCGCCCGGCGAGCGGTGAGCCGTGTCACCGAGCAGGTTCGCCGTGGCGGCGATGTGCAGTTCGTGGACCCAGGGTACGTCTTGGAGATTGGTGAGCGGCCACGCGAGAACTATGCTAGGCTGGTATCCGAAGGGAGGGTTGATAGCAATGAAGCCTTCAGCAACGATGTCCCCTTCGGATCCACGCCACGCCGTCTCTCCGACGCCGACCTCGGCATTACCCGTCCCCAAGATGGGCAGCGAGGAGTACTTCCGCCTGATGGGGGAATTTCTCCAGGAGCGGAAGGCCCAAGTTCCGAACGAGTGGCCGGAGGACGCGACCGACGCCTGGGGCGATCACTACTCGGCTCTGAAGGAGGGCCGACCGGCGTCGGACCAACCGAACGCCCAGCCGTAACCCGCCCGGAGGCGGCTCCGCCTCCCGACTACGATCTTCCTCCAGTCAGCCTAGCCGAAGCGGCTGAAGCTGGCGGTGCGCGCGGCATGGCCCGCACCGCCGGTGGGATCGCCATGCGTCTGCTCAGGGGCGTCGAAGAGCCGGCTAAATCCGAAGAGTTGTCGGTCCTCGCCGACGGGGCGACCATCTACGGCAAGGTCAAAGCCCGCAAGGGCGCGACGACCGCCGACCGTGACGCCGCCCAAATGGCGCTCTTCGACCTCGAGGAGACGGCCAAGCAGCCAACCGAGACCGTGGGCAAGACCATTCGTGGTGAAGATGCCGGCGCCGGTGTCAGGACCGTCCAGCGCTTCATCGACCCGATCAAGGACAAGGGTTTCGTCGACCTCCGCGGCGAGAAGGTCGAGTCGGCCCAGGATCTGGCCGTCCTCGGCCAGACGCTCCGGGACCCGCGCTACGAGACACTCCGGGTGTTCTACACCAAGGGCAACGAGGTCGTCGGAATGGAGGCAGTGACGAGCCGGCTCCCAGGTACCGCGATGTTCATGGAGGGACCGGCGAAAGGGAGCGCCACAGAACTGCGGGAGCGCCGCAGCCGGTGGGCTTATGAGGTGCGGGAGCGCATGCGCCGCCTCGAGGCCGACGGGTACTACCTCATGCACAATCATCCGTCCGGACGACCGGAGCCGAGCCGGGCAGATCTAGATCTCACCCAGGACATCGCCAGTCGCGTGCCTGGCTTCAAGACGCACGTGGTCATCAACTCGGGTCAGTATGGGTTGATCGAGATGAAACCAGCGAGCGAGCAGCGCAACACGTTGATCGCAGTTGAGGCCATCAAGGAACTCCCTGGTCGCGGCCGGGCGAAGGACGACGAGTTCCTCTCCCGAGTGCGGCACACCATCACCAACCCGGAGCAACTAGCCTTTTTCGGCAAGACCCTCCAAGTCCCCGAGAACGCCGTGGCTTTGATCTACCGCGACTCGTCAGGCTACGTGCGGGCGGTGCAGGAAATGCCGCGCGGGCTGTTCATGCGGCCCAAGGAAATGGCCGACTTTCTCCGCGGCCAGCAGCGGGCCTTCGGGGCCCGTGACGTGATGGCGTGGTTCAAGCCTGACGAGGCTACCCTGAAGCAGGCCAGGGAATACATCGCCAGCGGCGTACTGATGGACGCGATGGCCCCCGGCTGGGCGGCCCGGGAGAGCCTGAAGACCACCGCGCCCTTCGCTCGCACCCTCGAGACGACGGGGATCGTGCGCGGGATCCGTGTCCAAGAGGCAGGGGCCCCCTACGGCGACTTCGACAGGCTCCCCGAGGAGACCCGACGGAAGTTGGTCGAGTACGGCCGCGGGGTGCTGGCCGACGGGAAGACCGACTTCGCCTCATGGGCCAAGGCCATCAGAGACCGGGTCGGCGAAGGCGTCTCGGGTTCGCTGCCTGGTGCGTGGGCCGCACTCATGCAGGAGGCGGCGCGGACTCAGCGTCCGATGCCCGGCGAGCAACAGGCCGGCGGTAAGCCGCCAGCGCCGCCGAAGGACATTCCACAGAGCGCCAAGCCGCTCGACCCGGCCCCGGGGCTGACCGAACCCCAGTTGAAACTCGGGGTACACAAGGATGTGCTGGCCGCAGCCGAGGACCTGTTCAAGGCTGGCAAGTTGATCCGGGACCCGAAGATGCTGCTCTCGGACCAGATCCTCGACGCCATCCGCGAGGGGAAGCTTCGGATCGAGGACATGGCGAGTACGCTGGACCGGCACGGGATGACCTTCAGCGAGTTCGGTCAGTCGATGTTCCGGCCGGCGATCACCGATGCCGCGCGCCGACTGGCCGCGTTGTCGACCCTCCAGAAGCGTATCCGCGACCTCGAGGTCGAGCTCGGCGGGCCAGAGCCACCAGGCGGCAAGAAGGGTGGTCCGGGCGGCAAGAAGGGTGGTCCAGAGCTGGAGGAGCGGATCAAGACTCTTGGCGATCTGCTGGATGCCGCCAAGGCGATCGACCCGGCCGCCGTCAAGGCGCTGTCTTGGTGGCGCCGGGCCGACAACATCCGCCGCGGTCTGCTCGTTACCCAGCTGGCCACCAGCGTCCGGAACTTCAGCACCCAGGTCGGTCGACTCGGGATTGACGTGCTTGACCAAGGACTCCAGGGGGCGCTCCAGCGGGCGTTCGGCAAGGAAGTCACGGCCCATCCGGCCGACTCCTTCCGGGCCCTCATGGAAGCCCTGTCGCAGGTCAGGCCGTCGAAGCATAAGGCAGTGCGGGATCGGGTTGACGCCATTCTTGAGGGGCTCCCGCGCGAACAGGAGCGGCTCTTCAACAACTACGCCTCAGACCTGACCCGGGCCGCGAAATTACAGGGTGCAGAGCGGGCGGTGGACAAGGTCCTCACGGGTGGCGAGCAGGCCGTCGAGCTTTTGAATACGGTCAACCGGTTCCAGGAGTACGTGGTCCGCCGGTCGGTGTTCCAGGCTGAGCTCGCCGGCCGCCTGCGTGCCCGCGGCATCGACATCGAGCAGGCGATCAAGGACCCGGACATGCGGCGGGCGATCCCGGTGTCGGACATCCGTGCCGCCATCCAGAAGGCCCTGGAGATTACTTTCGCGGAAAATCCGGCCTATGGATCGCCTGGGTATCATTTCGTGAAATGGGTAAACCAGACGCCGGGGCTCACGTTCATGACGCCGTTCCCGCGCTTCATGGTGAACAGCCTAAAGTTCTTCTATGAGTTCAGCCCGCTCGGGTTCACCAAGCTCCTGTCCAAGATTGAGCGCCAGAAGTTCCGGCAGGGCGACATGCAGACCATCAGCCGGGCCACGCTCGGGATGGCGCTGCTCGGGACAGCCTACCTCATCCGATCGATGCAGGAGGATGACACCAAGTGGTACGAGGTCAGGTTGCCCGGCATGGAACGCACGCTCGACACGCGGGCCTACAACCCGTTCGCGGCCTATCTCTTCGTCGCCGACCTGATCCACCGGTCAGCGCAGGGACGGCTCTTCGGGGGCGGGCTGACGGCCGAAGCGGTAAAGACTTTCTTCGGCGCCAACGTCCGCGGTGGCACGGGCCTCCAGGCCGTCGATCAGCTGGTGGACGGCCTCAGAGACATCGGCGACACCCGGGCCCTCACCAAATACCTCCAGGGCGCCGGAGGGCACCTAGTCGCTGGCCTGCTGACCCCGCTCCAACAGTTGACCGACGTGTATGCCCAGTTCGACCCAGAAAGCCAGGTCGTTCGGGACTCCAAGTCAGAGCCCTTCCTCGGGCCGATCAAGCAGCGTTTCCCCTCTACCGTGGTAGAGCAATTGGGTGGTGAGCTCCCAGAGCCGAAAGCCAGCCCAACAGCCGCAGAGCCGGTCAAACGGGAGTCGCCGGGCCTACGGCAGGTTTTCGGTCTCACCCTCGGCAAGGAGAAGAACGACCTCGAGAAGGAACTCGATCGCCTCCAGATCCCCTACCGAGAGGTGTTGCCGAGCCAGGGCGACCCGCGACTGGACAACATCCTCGCGAAGCACATGGGGGCCGAGGCCGAGGAAGTCGGAGGCCGCATCGTCAACTCGGCCAGGTACCAGAGGCTCGGCGACATCGGCAAGCGGCTAGAACTCAAGCACTATCTAAGCCGGCTTCGGAAGAAGGCGAAGGTCAAGGCGCTCCAGGATCGGGACTATCGCGAGATCTCTCAGGAGGTCAAGGCTGGGACCTCCAAGGAAAGGCTGGCAGAGATGGCTCGAGAAGAGCGCGCAGGACTCCGATGACCTACAACGGCAGCAATGGTGGCCCCTGGTGGATCCGGCTACTCGTGTCGAGCGCAGCCCCCACGGTACTGCTGGCCGCCGTTCTCGGACTGATCCCTGGGGTGCGGTCGGCCCTCGACCAGCGCGAGAGCTTTGCTGCGCACCGGATCGAGACCCGTCGGCTGATCGAAGTCTACGAGCTCACATGTCGAGGGGTTTGGCGAGGCGAGGCCGCCCGTCAGGAGGATTGCAGTCGTGCCGCCCGGGGGCTGCTCCGGGAGCAACAGGACAACCCATGAATCCACGGGATCGGTTCGACTCTCTCATTGCGTTCTACTGCGAGAATGGCCGGAAGGGCGACGGCCCGTTCATCCCGCGTGACCCTACGGTCCCGTTCGACATCATCAAGCGGCAGTTGCTTCAGGAATCGAACGCTGATCCGGACGCGGTGAGCCGGGTGGGGGCGAAGGGCCTCGCCCAGGCCATGGACGCGACCTTCGCCGAGTGGGTACGGAACGAATTCGGCGGCGACCCGCCACCGCGCCGGCACATCTCCGCCTTCGACCCCGAGGACGCTATCCATTTCCAATGCGATTTCATGGGCTGGCTGCTGGGGATGTTCAAGGGCGATACCCGCAAGGCGCTGGCCGCCTACAACGCCGGCCCCGGGCGCGTGGGCCGGCTCGTCAAGGAGCACGGCGCGCAGTGGGAGGCGCATCTCCCGGATGAAACCATCGACTATCTACGGAAAATACTCGGGTAAATAACCGGTTGACTGATTGACAGCCCGGAAATGACCGTCTATGGTAACCAGGCGATGGCCGCGCCCAAGAAGGCCAAGTGCCCCCGTTGCAAAAAGCCAGCGCTCGCCTTCATCGCCAAGGAAAACCGATGGCGGTGCGAATCTCCATGGTGCGGATGGTTCGATCGCCCAGCGCGGTGACGGTCGATGAGGCGTGGCACCCGGCAGGAAGATCTGGTAGCCCGCCGCCAGCAGTTCCTCCCATCGGCCTTCGACCGAGACCAGTCGGACGAGCAGGTAATCCTCGCCTGTTTGGTAGTCGTATGCGGATTGATCGGAGGACTGATCCTGATGCTCTGGCGCTAGCGCATGCCCCTGGCGCACTAGGGTATCATGCGCCGCACCACGCTCTCGGGACTGTTCCGTCTCGGCGAGAAACTTCCGCAACGGCCGCTCCGTGTGCCGCCGAACCAGAGATTCATTACCGCAGCCCCATCCAGATGCCCGAAGTGCTCCGGCAAGGCTATCGAGGTGCCACAGTGTCGAGCGTGCGGGGAGCCGACGCTTGGGCTCCCGCGCTGCCGGGCCTGCGATACCGATGAACACCACGATCGGCGCGTCTACTGCCGAAACTGCGGCTGGGATTCATATTTCATAAGGGGGTAATCGCCAATGTTCATCCGGACGCACAAGGTGAAGTCCGCCACCACCGAGCTCACGATCTGCCCGATTGGAGATGTGCAATGGGCCGGCGACGAGGAGGACATCGCCTACGACCTACTCGAGGAGCACATCGACTTGTGCCTCGCCTCGCCAAACCCGCTTTTTATTGGGACGGGCGACTACTCTGATTTCGCCTCTCCCTCCATGCGGAAGGCTCTCGAGAACGTCAACTACGATACCGCCAGGAGAGTGATCGTCGACAAGTCGAAGGCGCTGGTCGATGACCTCTACCAGCGGTTGCTGAAGAGGACGAGAGGCAAATGGGGCGGGATCACGCAGGGCCACCACCACCATCTAGTCAAGATGGAAGAGACCCGCAAGGGCGAGGTCATCACGGAGGATTCCGATGTATACCTCGCCAAGCTGCTCGGGGCTCCGTGGCTCGATGAAATGGGCGTGGTCAAGATTGTCTTCCCGGGGGGCGGAGTGTTCCGGCTGCTGGTCTTCCATGGCAGCGGCAATAGCGTCTTCCCCTGGGGGCCGCTCATTAAACAGTACCGGCTGATGCCACACTTCCACGTCGACCTGATCCTGATGGGCCACCAGTGTCTGCCAACTCGGGCCCGCATCCTCACGCGCTCAGGGTTTCGGCGACATGACGAGGTAGCTGTCGGGGATGAGGTGCTGGCCTACGACCTCGGCGCCGGCACGAGCAAATGGACGCGCCTGCAAGGTGTGATGGTGTACCGCAACGCACCCATGCTGACGGCGAGATCAAAGTCCCTGTGGCTGGAAATGACTCCAGGACACCAGTTGGTAGTGCGGTCTCCTGCTGGCGTTGAGCGGCTCGCGCCACTTGACGAGGTGAAGCATTGGGAGCGCCTCATCACCACGGCCGTCGCCGAGCCAGGGCCCAGCGCAATGACCACGCGCGAGGCGGCCATTCTCGGGTGGCTGGTCACGGATGGCCACATGGGCATCCGATGGCGGTCACCGAATTTCCAGATCGGCCAGAGGAACCCGGTTCACGTCGAAGCCCTCCGCGCCCTTCTTGGCGCTGACGCGACAGAGCACCCGCGCGCCTCCGGCATGCGCTATTTCTATCTGCGCGCGCCGCTCGCGAGAGCCCTCATGGCCTACCTGCCCAGCAAGGCGCAGCTGCCGAGCCTCGTCACGCAGTTATCTCGATCATCCCGCCAGGCAATGCTGGCGGCGATGCTCGCCGCAGAGGGCGATGGGGTACGAACATTCAGCCATCAACCGGGCCCGGTCCTCGATGCCTTTTTAATCCTAGCGGCGCTGGAAGGCCATCGGGTCGGAAGACTGAAGTCGAGCCCGTCCGGCTTCCCATCGAGGACCAGCACGCGCCGACGAGCGCGCATTCTCTCACGCCACGCCGGAGCCCAGACCGTCTCGTATCTCGCGGTGGCGCCAGCAGAACCCGGAGACGCATGGTGTCCAACGACGGCGTTCGGCACGTGGGTCACAGAACTCGACGGTCAGGTATTCATTACCGGGAACACCAAGAAGGCCGTCGGCGAGGTGGATCGACTTGAGTTCCCGGCCGAGAACGACGACATCCACCACATGACGATCAAGATGGTCGGGACCGGCGGGTGGATGAAGGGGTATATCAACGGTCGTCGAACCTACGTGAGTACGGCCGGGCTCGGGCCTGTTGCCCTCGGTCAGCCGCTTATCCATCTCCGCCCGCGGATCAGAAAGGGGCGATGGGATCCGAGGATGACCGTCGAATCTTGAGCCGCAGCGGGCCGTGGGTCCAAGCAAAGCAGAAGGCTGGGCTCTGTTGCTGGAGCGAAGCCTGCCTCGCACCGGCCAACGGGCACTACCTATGTCCACCACACTTGAAGCGTGCAATACAGGGACAGAATAAACGCCGCGACCTCCGAAGGAAGCTTGGGTTCTGTATCTACTGTCTCTTCCCGAGCGAGCCAGGATACACACGGTGTACGAAGCATTTACGTGAGACTCGGGATGGACAAGCCGCGAGTCGTGCCCGTCGGGCCGCACAGCGCGGATGGAAGTTGGTCAAGGTGAAAGTGCTCGACTAGGCCAGTTGGCAAACCTCAAAAGGGGGTCAAATGCGTCTCTATTTAGCAGGGCCGATGAGGGGGCTCCCGGACTTCAATTTCCCGGCCTTCAAGGCCGCTACCGCGAAGCTCCGAGCTGAAGGCCACGTGGTCTTCAACCCGGCTGAGCGGGATGAGCAGATGTATGGGGCCGACTTCGTGAGGGGTACGACCGGCGACCCGAAGGAGATCCCGCAGTTCTCCCTGCGCGACGCCATGAAGGCCGACTGTTCGTGGATCTGCGACCACGGCGAGGCCATCTACCTACTGCCTGGCTGGGAGAAGTCGAAGGGCGCGACGGCCGAGCGGGCTCTCGGAGTCGCGCTCGGGCTCCTGATCGTCGAACTATGAGCGACAGCAAGAAGACGAATCCCAAAGATGCGGCGGCCACAACTAAGCTCGATCTCAGCCTCTTCCCGGATTCCGCGATTGCCTATGGCGCGCTCGCCTTCACGGAGGGCGACCTGAAGTATGGCGGCTACAACTGGAGAGCAGATGGCGTCATGTCCAGCGTTTACGTAGCGGCCGCCAAGCGCCATCTCGCCAAGTGGTTCAACGGCGAGAATGTCGACCCGAAGACACACATCCCGCATCTGGCAAGCGCGATTGCGTGCCTCGCTGTTCTGATCGATGCGGTTGAGACCGGCAACCTGAACGACGATAGACCGCCTTCGCAGGACCAGAAGATCTTTGCTGAGTGTGAGGAGATCGTGACTTACCTCCAGACGATCTTACCGCGGCAGGCCCAGCGGCACCGAGCGCACCAGTCCACAACCGGTTGA